AAGAAGCGTTGATGCAAGAGCGCAAAAAACGTAAGGGTGCGAAGGCTACTATTGTTGCTGGTGCATTAGCAGAAGATACAACGCCTACTGGCAAACCGACATTGTTAGGGTAATCATGGATAACTTTATCAAATCACTAGTCTCACGCTTTGATTACATCAAGGCACGTAGAGATAACTGGGACACCCATTATCAGGAACTGGCAGACTACATGCTGCCACGGAAAGCCGACATTGTGAAGAAGCGTTCTCGCGGTGAAAAGCGCATGGAACTTATTTATGATGGCACTGCGCTTCAGGCTGTTGATTTGTTATCTGCATCTTTGCATGGAATGCTGACAAGTGGGGCAACCCCTTGGTTTCACCTAGATATGAAAGACGCTGACATTGGCAGACAAGATGAGGTTCAGGCGTGGCTAGAAAATACTAGTATGCGTATGATGCGTGCCTTTAATCAGTCCAACTTTGAAACCGAAGTCCATGAGATGTATGTGGACTTAGTTGTGTTTGGCACTGGCTGTATGTTTGTTGAGATGGAAGGCGACCAGCTACGCTTTAGCACAAGACATATCTCTGAGTTCTATGTGCAGGAGAACCAGTACGGCATTGTGGATACCGTGTTCCGTAAGTATACCGCACCTGTTCGTCAGATAGTACAACGCTTCGGCATTGAGAATGTCAGTAGCTTTATTCAGAAAAAGTTTGAGAAGAAACCTGACGAAGATGTAGATATTCTGCATGTTGTCTTACCGCGCATTGACCGCGACCCTAACAAAAAAGATAACAAAAACATGGCGTTCGCATCGTTTTACATTGATGTTGAAACTTCGACCCTATTATCTGAAAGTGGCTTTGAAGAGTTACCATATATTGTTCCACGCTTCTTGAAGGCAACAGGCGAGGTGATGGGCAGAAGCCCAGCGATGACAGCGTTACCTGATGTTAAGATGGTAAACCTGATGTCCAAGACTATTATTCAGGCGGCGCAAAAGCAGATTGACCCACCATTACTTGTTCCAGATGACGGCTTTATTTTACCAGTGAGAACACAGCCTGGGGGTCTAAACTTTTATCGTGCTGGTTCACGCGACACAATTACGCCATTAAACACTGGTGCTAATATTAACATTGGCTTGGCTATGGAAGACCAGCGCAGACTTGCCATTCGTTCTGCATTCTATGTTGACCAGATTCTATCAGGTGGTGCGCCTAATATGACCGCTACCGAGGTTATCCAGAGGCAGGAAGAGCGTATGCGTGTGATTGGACCTGTTCTTGGCAGATTGATGAATGAGATGTTGCGCCCAATGATTGACCGTGTTTTTGGCTTAATGCTGCGGAATGAAATGCTATCGCTACCGCCTGAGATACTTCAGGGCAGAGATGTTGATATAGAGTATGTATCGCCATTAGCTAGAGCGCAAAAGTCTAGCAGTCTTAACAGCACAATGAAGGCTCTGGAAATATTATTGCCATTAGCACAGTCATTACCTGTTGGCGACCACATCGACCCAGATGGGCTAGTCAGGCATATAACAGATTCACTTGGTGTTCCTAAGACAACCTTGCGTACACAGAGGCAAGTCAATGAGACTCGTCAGCAAAGAGCGCAAGCTGAGCAAGAGATGATGGAACGCCAGCAAACGCAGGAGGATGTCTATACTGCGGCTCAGGCAGCACAGGCAGCAAGAATGGTAGGACAATGATTCCAGAGAAAGAAATCCAAAAGTTAAAACATTTATACAGAAAAACCTTTATCGAAACTGAAAACGGTGAAAGGGTTTTGGAGGACCTTGAGAAGAGGTGCAATATGCACAGCTCAAGTTATGTGGCTGGCGATGCCAATGCCACAGCATTCGAGGAGGGTAAACGAGCAGTTATCCTTCACATTCACAACATGTTAGAGGAGTAAGTATGTCAGAAGAAAATATTGAACAGGTAGCCCAGCCTGAGGCTGCACCGCTGGAAACCCCAGCGGAAGTAGCGCAAGGTGGGTCTGGTAACGATTTTCTACAAATGATACCAGAGGAAATAAGAGAACACCCAAGCCTTTCACCCATTAAGGATGTCGAGAATCTTGCACGTTCTTATGTAAATGCACAGAGATTGATTGGCGCAGATAAAATACCGATGCCAGTTAATCCATCAGATGAAGACCTTGACCGCATCTATGATAGGTTAGGTCGCCCAGAAACACCTGACGGTTATCAGTTATCTGCTGATGGCAATATTGTGACAGAAGACTTGGTGAAAGATTTTGCTGATTTTTCACATAAGTTGCGACTAACCCCTGAGCAAGCCAGTGGTATTATGGATTACTATCGGTCGTCTGTAGAACAGTCCAATCAGAGTTCTTTTGAAAATGCAGAGCAATTTAGGCAAACAACAGAGGAGGCATTGAAGTCAGAATGGGGCAGGGCATATGACCAAAAACTTGGTGAAGCTGTTAGGGCGGCACAAGAGTTTTCAAACCCTGAGATATTTGACTTACAGTTATCAGATGGTTCTCGGCTGGGTGATAACCCTGAGTTTATTAAAACATTTGCAAAAATCGCAGAGTTTAGGCAAACTGTCACCAGCGAAGATACAATTTCTGAGAATGCACAATCAAATGTTATGACACCTAAACAGGCTCAAGCAGAGATTGACACAATTCTTAGAGATAAGTCCCACGCATATTGGGACAAAACAAACATCGTTGGGCGGCAACAAGCCATCCAGCGGATGCAAGACTTGATGGGTATGGTACATGGATGAGCTTGACCGTATTCAAACGAGGTTAGATTGCCTACGCATGGCTATCGAATTTGGTACTGTGCGTGATGTGGTTAATCCAGACCTACTCGCAGATAGATACTACGAGTGGGTCATGCAGGGTAGCGATGATAATCGTCCTGCCGACAATCGGAAAGACGATAGCCAAAAGGCGGCTCAAAAGCCCAGAAGCGTCCGAAAGGGTAGCGCATCGAAAGTTGACAACGCAACCGAGTGACAAAGGAGAATGATATGTCTACTCAAATTACTACCGCGTTTGTCCAACAGTATTCTGCAAACGTGCAGATGCTCGCGCAACAGATGGGAAGCCGTCTGCGTGACACGGTGCGTATTGAGAATGTCGTTGGTAAGAACGCATTTATCGACCAGGTTGGTGTAGCTACTGCACAACTACGGTCAAGTCGGCATGCCGACACCCCACAAATGGATACGCCACATGCGCGTAGACGTTTAAGCCTAGCATCATACGAATATGCTGACTTGATTGATAATCAGGATAAGGTTCGTATGTTGATTGACCCAACTTCATCTTACGCTATGGCGGCTGCGGCTGCTATGGGTCGTGCGATGGACGATGTTATCATTACTGCATTTGATGCGGCTGCTTCTACTGGCGAAACTGGCTCAACAAGCACAGCTTTCGACACAAATCAGGACGTTGCTGTTTCAGTAGGTGGTGCTGACACTAACATGAACTTGACAAAGCTGCGTGAAGCAAAGAAGTTGCTTGACCAAGCTGATGTTGACCCTTCAATCCCACGCCATATTGTGATGGGTCCGTCACAGATTCACGCTCTGCTTGCAGACACAAGCGTGACTTCAGCGGATTTCAACACCGTTAAGGCACTGGTACAGGGTGAAATCAATCAGTTCATGGGCTTCAACTTCATCATGTCCAACCGCTTGGCTGTAGACGCTAATAACGTCCGCACATGCTTTGCTTGGGCTGAAGAAGGTATGGCTCTTGGTATTGGTCAAGATGTTTCTGCTCGTATTGATGAGCGTGCCGACAAAGGTTACGCGACTCAGGTGTACTACAGCATGGACATCGGTGCTACTCGTATGCAAGAAAACATGGTTGTTCGCATCAAGTGTGATGAAGATGACCTAGACGGCGCAGCAGCTTAGAGAAGGAGACTAGAGAATGACTACTAAAAATTCAGACTTAGTGGCAAATCTTGAGGCTCTTCCTCAGGTTGCTAACCCTGCAAGTGAGCTAGGCGGCAGAGTACGCATTGCTCAAGGTAACGTAGCATTGGCTGCAACAGACACCAATGATGACGACATCGTTATGCTTGCACCAATCCCAACTCATGCAACCCTCGTGTCAGTTCGCGTTGGTTCAGATTCTTTGGGTGGTTCATGCACATACAATGTTGGATTCTATACGAATGATGGCGTTGTTGTGGATGAAGATGCTTTAGCTACTGATGTTGCTGATGGTGCTGGTGTAGCAGAACTTCGTTATGAAGTTGCTAACCTTAACACAACTGGTCAACAGGTTTGGGAACTAGCTGGGCAAAGCTCAGACCCAAGCGATGTTTACTACGTTGCTGCTACATTTAGTGCAGAAGGCGCATCCGCTGGTGACATGGCGTTCATCATCGAATACGTTGTAGACTAAATAACATTGAAGGGGGCGGTTCGCCGCCCCTTTCTTCCATGAGGGTAGGAGGGCATGGAGTATAACAACGATTTTAAATGGGACTTAAAAGTTGGTCAGTTACAAGAAGAGTGGCTGGGGGATTTACTCCAATCACAGACCATAGAGGTAAAAAGAGATTTTATGGCTTCACGAACTGGAAGGGTGTTTGTGGAGTTTTTTTGTAGGAATAAGCCATCAGGGATAGCGACAACACAAGCAAAGTTCTGGGCGTTTATACTTGATGACGAAACTGTGGTATTATTACCAGTGAAGAAGCTACTAGCTTTGTGTTACGAGGCAGAAGAACAGGGCAAGGTAGTTTATGGCGGTGACAATAATCTAAGCGTAGGTGCTTTGATAGAGTTAGAAAGGCTAGTAAAGTAATGGCATCCGTAGTTGATATATGTAACGAAGCGATGGATTTGCTGGGTGCGGCAACAATTACCGCCTTGACAGAGAACTCGAAAGAAGCAAGGTTGTGTAACCGCCGCTTTGAAACGGTGCGTGATTCAGTGCTTCGGGCGCATCCTTGGAATGTTGCTATTATCAGGAAGCAACTTGCTAAAGATGCAGATGCTCCTGCCTTTGGGTTTGCCAGCCAATTTACCTTACCTACAGACCCATATTGTTTGCGTGTACTATCTCTATTTACGTCTAATGTAGATAGTGAGATTGCCGCATATGACTCTCAAGCAATGTTCAAGATTGAGGGTCGAAAGATTTTAACAGATGAGGGTACTTGTCGGATTGTTTATGTTGGCAGGATTACCGACACAGAGCAGTACGATTCCCTGTTATCTTCTGCAATTGCGACAAAGCTAGCGGCTGAAACAGCTTATGCTATTACAGGAAGCACAAGCGTATCCCAGCAGATGTTTGCTATATACGAAGAAAGATTGCGCGAGGCTCGTTCTATGGACGCGGCTGAAGGTGTTCCAGATAAGATTATTGCAGACGACTTTATTAATATAAGGTTCTAAGATGGCGCGAGTATCAACCATTGTGACCAACTTCAAGTCTGGTGAGATATCGCCGCGCCTTGAGGGTCGGATTGATTTACAGAAATACAATGAAGCGGCTCAGACGCTGAGCAATATGCTGGTGTTTCCGTCTGGCGGTGCATCTCGCCGACCAGGAACTTATTTTGCTGGCAGAAGCAAAGATGGCGGCAAGGTCAGGCTGGTAAACTTTGAATTTTCTGATGAGCAAGCGTATGTACTGGAATTTGGTGCAAACTATATCAGGTTCTTCAAAGACGGCGGTATACTGACAGAAGCCACGACCAACATTACTGGCGCAACTTCTGCGAATCCTGTTGTAATTACCGCTAACTCTCATGGCTTATCTAATGGCGACCGTGTATTTATTAGCGGTGTTGGCGGCATGACTGAGATTAACAATCTTGAGTTTACTGTTGCTAATGCTACGACAAATACGTTTGAGTTGTCTGGCATTGATGGCTCTGCTTACACAACCTATACATCAGGAGGCACAGTAGGCAAAATAGTCGAAGTAGCTACTTCTTACAGCGTAACAGACATCTTTGAGATTAACTTTACGCAATCAGCCGATGTCGTATACTTGGCGCATAAAGACCACGAGCCAGCCAAGCTGACTAGAACTACAGCGACTAGCTTCACGCTTGCTGACATAGCATTCGTTGATGGTCCTTACCTTGATGAAAATGCGACTGACATTACTCTTTATGCGTCAGCGCAAACAGGCACGGTAACAGTCACTGCGTCTGCTAGCTTATTTACTAGCGATGATGTTGGTCGATATATAAGATTTAGAGAGTTGCTTGAAACGCATCATGACGAGTGGGCGGCTAGCACAAGTTACGCTGATGGCGACACTGTTCGTTATGATGGGCATGTTTACGAACAAGTAACTGGTTCAACACAGACATCAGGCAACACACCACCAGTTCATTTGTCTGGCACGGAAACATATGGCAATATTGATTGGGAATACCAGCATGACGACACTGGCTATGTAAAGATTACGGCATTTACTAGCGCAACTGAAGTGACTGCGGTTGTGCAAACAGATGACCAAGGTGTTGCTGTTTTGCCAGACCATGTTGTAGGTGCGGCATATGCTACAAAGCGTTGGTCATTAGGTGCATTTGGCGGTGACCAAGG